AGCACACATGGAATGGTTAGAGTTTGGCGACTACTTTCAAGGTGAGCAGCGTGTTTGGGTATGGCAGTTTGCTACAGAGCATAGTGACATATTTCAAATTGGTACCAACCCTGTGGGCAGGCTAGCAGAAGCATTTGACCAAGTGCCTGTTATCTGTGGACTAAATGAAACAGCTCGTTTCATGTTACCTATTTTCTACCCTTACGGTGCAATCAAGAACATTTACTTCAAAAAAGGCTATTGGGACATAAATAACGTATAAGATGCTACTGGCACCTACTCTGGCTCACTTTATGGCTCATCCTTACGGCAACAACTCAAACAGCATCGACCCTTTGAAAGAATAGACAGTGATGAAGCCGACCGAAATAGAAAAGCAGAACCTTGAGGCGCACGTAGAAATCTGTGCAGTGAGGTACGCCAGCTTGGAAACAAAATTAGACAACTTAGAACAGCGCATGGACAAAGTCGAGTTACACCTCATCGACATCAAAGACCGCTTGATTGCTAGTTTGCAAACAGCACAGCAGCCTAAAGCGGATGCCCCCAAAGAGAGTGCTGGTCCCTACAAAACAATGATCGCAATTGGCACAACAATTATTGGTGTACTGATCACAGGCGTTATCACACTACTGGTCAAACTATTTTCCTAATATGCGTATCGTAGAACTCTTAAATAACTTAACATTGCCAATAACTAATGAAGAAGCAGAAATATTGGACATGTTCAATGAGACCAAAGAACTATACAAATCAAAGCTAGATCCTAGACATCAGATCATCGCAAATCAATTAGTCAATAAAGACGTACTATACAGAATCAATGAAAACGGTCGCATCATCTACAAAAAACGAATCTCCGGAACTGGAAAAAGTTAAGGCAGCAATCAAGGCCACGGCTCTCTACTTGAGCCAATGGACAGAACAACAAGTACATCAATTCAGCATAGGACAAAAGACGCCCTATATATGGCCTTTGGGAGACTTGGGCTATGTAGTAGGGCGTTATCGCGTACTAAATGATCGTGGTATATGGCAACTACGCAACAGTGATAATCAACTGATACAGAACTTTAGCGATAAACTGAGCGCAGTATTCTATACACTCTGCTATCAAAGTCAACGCTATAATATTGCTGACAGCATATCACTGGCAGATGCAGCAGTATTACGGCTAAGAAACGATATACAGCACTATGAATCCAGCGTAAAACGTGCTAAAATAGCTAAGAAATTTGACAGTGCAGATATATGGACAGCACGATTATTTGACGCTCGCCTACAGTTGCGGGACGCCAATAATCAATTGCAGAAATCTTTATCACACGCTAAATATATAAAATATTGGGAATAACAACCATGCGTTTATCAGAAATGAGCAATCAGCCTAGAGCTAACAAAATTAACAAAGTAGTCGAAAGCCGCTTCGGTTTTAAAATTGACTACGCAAACATGACGTTTAAAAAAGCCTACAACATCGTTCAAGGCCTTAACGAAACGTTAGACCGTGCAAAACGTACACACGGTGTACACACAGCAGAACAAAATCCAACTTATATGGAAATGTTCATGGTGCGTGAAAGCCTAAATCGTTGGATGGTTGAAAACCGTCAACAACTGATCACAGAAAGCGAAATGGCCAAAGCTGAAGCTACACTAGCAGCTAAAGACATGGTTGATTCAATTCAAGACATGTTGGAAAAGATTGGCAAAATGCAAAACGAGCAGTTGCCAGCTCTACTAGACACAATCCGTGATCAAATTGGCGACCAACAAGCCGAAGCATTCAAAGGCGCAGTAACTCCCCTGTTGCAACAACTATGGCAACAACTGAGCGATGGACGTACAAGTGCAGACAATGCAGCACGTCAACTAACTGGCGAGTCTAGCCCAGATATGAACATGGGTGGTGACATGGGTGCTATGGGTGGTGCTCCTGCTCCTGACGCTGGTATGGGTGGCGACATGGGCGCTCCTGCTCCAGAAGGTGGCGATGAGTTTGCAGCAACTGGCGCAGCAGCTGGTGGTACAGAAGAACTAGGCCGTGAACGTCGTGGCATGGCAGAAGCCAAGAAAGCCAAGCCAGACTATATCGATCTTGACAAAGACGGTAACAAAAAAGAGCCAATGAAAAAAGCGGCCAAGGACGCCAAGGCTAAAAAATGAGATATAAAGAGTTTGCCCTCTTTGAAGACGACCTTGATATAGGCGACGATATCAGCGCCCATATCGAAGACGATGCTGATCATGAAGCTGATGCTGCACTGATTGACACACTACGTGAAATCCAATTCAGTGCAGCAGACAAAAAGATTCCAAAAATTGCAGTCACAGCTCTGATGAATTTGGTTAAAAACAAACCAGGCGGCGAAGCATTTGATTTGAACGCATTGGAAAAAGCCAAAGCCAATAATGAAACTGTCAAGGAAATGATCAAAAGCATTGATGACAATGATGAAGGCATCAAGTATGTGTTTATCAATCCTCCAGAACCAATCGAAGGTCCCGAAGCTGATGTAGGCGGACCCGGTGGTGCAGGTGGTGGCGCACAGACTGCTCCAGAAAAAACAGTTAGCGCAATGGCCAATAGAGCTCTAAGTAGTCGCTCATAATCACTAGACTTTTTGACCTAAACCCCTTATAATAAATATCTTATATAAGGGGTTTTTCTATGAAAAAGATTCTAGCATTACTTTTGGTTACAGTCAGTTTTGGTGCCGCAGCACAATACCATCATCATGGGCATTGGGAACGTGGTGGCGGTGGTTGGAATTGGGTAGCACCTGTTATCATTGGCGGAGCAATTGGCTACGAACTTGCACAGCCCCGCCCTCCGGTTGTGGTAACACAACAACCTCCTGTTGTTATCCAACAACCACAGGTGATACAAACACAAAACTGTAGCCCATGGACACAGATCCAAAATCCAGATGGCACCGTTACAGTAACAAGGACCTGCACACAATGATTACACTGACTGAATCCGCGGTAGCCAAGATCACAGACATTTTGGCAGAAGAAAATAATCCACAGATCAAACTACGCACATTTGTACAGGGCGGGGGTTGTAGTGGATTCAGTTATGGATTCATGCTGGACGAAGAACAAAACGAAGACGACTTTGTCATTGACAATAATGGAGTCATGGTCTTGATCGACAGCATGAGTATGCAGTACCTACAGGGTGCCACCATCGACTACAAAGAAGAACTCATGGGCAGCAACTTTACAATCAATAATCCCAACGCACAAACTACTTGCGGTTGTGGATCAAGTTTTTCAATTTAATTATGTCATATTCAAAACAAGTATTAGATCACTACGAAAATCCTCGCAACGTTGGCACATTCGACAAAGATGATGCCGAAGTGGGTACAGGCATGGTAGGAGCACCAGCCTGTGGTGACGTTATGAAACTACAAATAAAAGTACAAGATGGAGTAATAACAGATGCTAGATTCAAAACCTATGGATGCGGAAGCGCAATCGCATCAAGCAGTCTCGTTACAGAATGGGTCAAGGGAAAAACGCTTGACCAAGCACGAGAGATTACTAATTCAGACATTGCTCAAGAGCTTGCCCTCCCACCGGTTAAAATACATTGTAGCATACTTGCAGAAGATGCTATAAAGGCAGCAGTAGAAGACTACAAGAAACGCCACTGATGCAGTTTATCAAAGGTACCAACGGATTCCCGTATGCTTGGAAGGCTGGTCGTGTTGAGCAACTTATAGTTTACATGTTAGAAAACAAAGCACGTGAGCAACTGGATGTTGAGCGTGTAATGATTATCAATCCAACTTGGCTGCACGAAACAAATCTAGCAGACTATATTAAGAATTCCAGTCCTGATTTTATTATCTGTCATAACTTTGTAGATCCAGCAGTTCCAAAAATTTTTGAAGCAGTAGAGCAATCGGGATTACCGCATGTGATCATTGGTAATGCAGCACAGTATCGTATTGATTTTTGGGCCATGGTATGTGATCTTTACTTTCAACACTACTCAGAACAACAGTTGGCACCATTGCCTGATATGCGTAAGTTCATCTGTTTGAATCGTAAGCCCCACGGGCACCGACGAGATCTAGTCAATAGACTATTGCCCCACAGTGATTTGGGCTACATCAGTCTAGGTGACGCTGCAAATCCCATTGTACTAGATCAAGAGTTCTCACAAGAACAGGGCATTGACGACGAGTACAGCGCACTAGCTGCTGATGATCCATATGTGTCGGCACAGATAAGCAATGATATTTTCAGTCTTGGTAATCTTGATTTTTGGAACCGTAGTTTGCTGTGTCTAGTAACTGAAACAGAATTCGATAACGTCAATCCCAACAATTTCTTCATCAGTGAAAAAACATGGAA